AGCAGTAAGAGCATTGTCCCTCGAAAGAGCAATATTGTACGTTTCCGCTAAAGGTGTTATTCCACACGTATCCGCTAAAGGTATTACTTCGCACGTATCCGCTAAAGGTGTTCAGAGTGACGTTGTCAATGAAAATGTTATAACTACACCATCCTGAGAAGTTGTTGCCGATTATATTACCACCAAAAGAAAGACAAAAGCATTCTGATGAGAAAATATTGTCTTTGGCTGAATCAAAAGAGTTTCCGTTAAACATGACGGTAGACAGAGAAACAATATTGTTCAACCAATTAGGATGACTTGTGGATGTGTCATCAATTACTTGGAGTATATTGACTGCAGACATTTTGTTATTCTTACATAGAACACGCATTTTGTGTTCTTCTACACTTCCTTCTTCGTAAAAGTCTGCATCAAGATACCTTTGGTTGAGAGATGCGTCGAAAATAGTGGAATAATCAAACGCATGATTATCATTGCTGTATGTAACGCCGCTGAATGTATAACAATAAATGAAATTCGTAGTATCAATACCGCATGGAGCGTCGGAAAAGCCAAGATACGTGCCATCAAGTTTTTTTGTCGTGCCGCTTCCGGTGATTTTATATCTCTTAAACTGTATATTCTTGAAATCGTAGGGGCAATCGTTGCCAAACTCGTCAATCATGCGGTAGACCACGCCCTTTCCATTTGTAGCGTCTGCCCATGCGAAGCGCGTGACATCGTTGTCGAGGCAGTACCATAGCTGCCAGCCCTGAAGCTTGGAATTGGCGAAGTAGGTGTCCCCATCATGAAGTATGGCAAGTGCCTTCTCACTGAGCATCGAGGAGGAGAGGGCGGTAACAATGATGTCGAACGGGTGCTGGGCCGACCGGGTATCTGTCTGCAAGGTAGTGCATCGGTAGTCTGTGATGCGATATCGAAGTCCCTTTTGCAATTTTCCTGAGTCGCGTAGTGCTTTCAGCGTGTCCCACGTGATGGCAGTCACGTCTAAGCTTGTCCCCGCATCTCCCTTTTCGCCCTTCGGTCCTTGCGCGCCCGTCTCGCCTTTAGGACCCTGTGGCCCGGTAGCACCTGTATCTCCCTTCTCGCCTTGTGTGCCTTGCTCTCCTTGTGGCCCCCGTGGTCCCGTGGCTCCCGTGTCGCCCTTTTCTCCTTTCGGCCCCATGAGGTTCGTCGTGGTCTTCGAGTATGCCCCCGTGCCGGCATCCCACTTGTAGTAATACCCATCGCCATCTACATACCCTGGATGGCTGGCAGTACTCTCTGCCTTGGCCGTCGCCGCCTCCGCGTTGCTGATGGTCGTGCCAACCCCGGCCACGCGCTGCTCCATGGCCGCCGTGTCCGTCTTCAATTGCTCCACCTCGATCTTGGCCCTCTGGTAGGCCGTTGCCGCAACCTGAGCGTCCTGTGCCGCACTGCCAGCCCTTGTCGCCGCGTCGTTGGCAGAGTTCACCGCTGCCGCAGTCTTTTCCTGCGAGTCCTTCATCGCAGCTTCCACCTTAGCGTTAGCCGCACTGATAGCGTCCTCCGTCGTCGTGGCCACATAGTCGCTCCACGTCTTTGTCGCCACAACCTTGTAGGTCAACACCCCGTTGCTGACAACGATCACCGGCAGAGTGATACCTCCTGCTGTTTCTTCGGCTGTTGCCGTCTCCAAGTCTGTGACCGGAAAGCCGTATAGCTCTGATTTGTCAAGTTTCTCTATTGCCATATCATTCTGTATTTATTGTTTGTTATATTTGTTCTACTACCGTTTTGCCCCTTTCCTTTAACGCAGGCTCCATTGTTTGGTTCCGTAGGCCGCTGCTTTGCAGCCGCGAAGTTCTTGTTTTGGTCTGACATTGGGACAATGGGTGTCTTCCACAAGTTCTGACATGGATGTCCTACACCTTGAGGTATCTCACCCATTGGAAGCGTTTCCTTCTCCTCGTATAGTTCATATCCATCTCGTTCTCATAGCATTCTCTCTCAAATGATATGGATCGGTAGGCTTCACGCCAGCAGCGCTTCTTAATAAGAAGGAAGAGAAACTCCAACACATAAAGCAGATAGAAGCCTACTATTAAAAGCTCCTTCTCCTGCTCCCAATGAATGCACTCATGGTTGAGGTCTTTCTTGCTCATCGTGCAACCCTTGCGGACAAACACCATATTAAGAATGGTGATAGCCTTGTACCCCTTTGGGGGGATGATAGTGTTTGTAATTACTTTCATGATTTATTCTCCAGTAAATAGTCCTTCTATGGCATACCAGGCACCGCCGATACTCTTGAACTTCACAAGGGAGTTCTGTTGTATCATGACTGAGCTGTCTATAAAGTCTGTATAATTTATCCACTTATCTTCGACCGTTGCCACATTTTTATAATCATTCAGGCTCGATGCACCGGCCTTCAATACGTTAGCAACATTTTTCTTCGCGTAGAGATGATCTGAGGTGTTTGCACATTTGACAAAGACTTTGTACGCGTCGACAGACAAACGTGTATCCGTAAAAGTCCGTTTGCAGAATATACTAATTTCCAATCCATCGTAATCGGATGCCTTTGGTAATATAAAGAAGTTACTTCTATAATTATAATGATTATTAACAAAGTAAGTCGTTGCAGGTTCATTCTGCGGATCTATAGTGTATGAACCCATAGACTCCGAGAATACGACCTCTTTTGTCTTTCCGTAAAGGAGATTGGCAGTCACCGAACCTTTCACGTGCAGCGTGTTCGTCTGTGTGTCTACATACATCACTGCCTTGCTCGTGTCACCGCTCTGAGCATCCGTGTCGTTCGCGTACCATGCGAAACGGTTTCCCCACGTGTTCACGCTCCATGTCTCACCGTCCATCCTGAACCCCACGCTCTTCAATCCTTGACGTATGCCGGCCTCTATGCTCCCCGCCCGCTGCTGCGTGTAGCTCTCCAATGCCTGCTGGCGGCTCGCCGTATCGCCAAGGGCGTTCGCGTTCCAGTGGATAGCCGTCGAGTTCCTTGCCAAACTCATCCGGCTCACAACTACGTCACCATTCTGCAGAAGCAGCACTCTCACCTCGATCCAGAATGTCTTTACCAATGCGCCGCTGCTGTTCGTCTCCGAGTCCGCAAACCGACGTGTCACCGACAGAGGTATATAGCCGCCTGTAGCGTTTCCAGATCCAAGACTAAACATGGAACCGCTTCCGTTGCGCTTCTTATCCTCACCACATGGGTACATCTGTATCCATACGCCCTCGTCCAGAGTCACGCCGTTGAGGTCTTTAACCATAGCTGTAAGCGTATAGTCACCCTCTCCACGGAAGGGTATGTAATATCTAAGCCCGTTATTTGATGTCGTACGGCATCCAGAACGTCTCAGTCGCACGCCCCTAAAGCCGTAGTAACTGTAATCATCATTATACACACCCAGCAGGCCTGAATCATTGAAGTCCTTGATTTCTTCATTCACTTGCTCTCGGGTGGCTCCGTCCGGTTGTGTCCTTTTCCATGTGCTGTCATCAAAGTTCACGTCAGGAATCAGGTTCTGAGCCTCAACATCCTTTGCCGCAGCCGACCATCTCGTCTGTTTCTGGTTCCCCATGTCCATGCGCACCCAGTCCACGGCCACACCGCCGTAAACTTTAGCGTCATCGCCTTTGTCATCCTGCTCATAGATGCCTATCTGCACGTCCATATCCTCCTCGGCCGTAAACATCAAATAGTCTATCACCGTGCCTGCACGTGTATAGCTGAAAACCTGACTCTTCTGCCAAGACCAGTCCGGTTTGAATACATAGAGGTGAATCACATGGCCGTCCATGGCAGGCTGAGTAGGATAGTCCTTCTTAGCCACCAGCCACATGCGGGTTGCCACCGTATAACTCAGCCCCTTCTTCACACTTACACGATCACTTGTAAACACACCATACTGTTTCTTTACCATGCCACGCACATCTCCGCCCCACAGTAAATTTCCTTCGGTATACAGACTTGTTACGCGAGTAGAGATTTCTGTGGCGCGCTGGCTGATTTTCGACACGTCCTCATCCATTTTGCCGAGTTTATTGTCCGTAATTTTCCGTGCACGAACCTCGGCGTCGAGCCCTTCGGCCGTCTTCGTTATGTTCGTCTTGTTTTCTTTTATGCCATCCTCTGCAGTGTCCATCCGTGAAGTGAGCGTTTCAACAGTGCTCTCCATGTCCGTCACGCGTTGGTTGGTGTACTGCATCCCGCTGGTTCCATCTGTCCCGTAGTAGATATAAGCCAGGAAGTCCTTGTTCATATCTGCTACGCCGTTAGTGCCCAACTGTGGAATAACCATGCGTTGGTCAAGAATTTGGCTGTTACTGTCAAACAGTTGCACAGCTATGCGTTTGATGGTTGACACTTGGGCATTAGTGTCGCTCCAATCACTGAAACGTAGGTTTTGTATCTTATTGTCGACAACCGTACCCGTTTCCTTATTGCTCGAATAGCTGTAGACAATTGCTTCATTATCGGTAAAGGCAGAGACGCTGAACACCTTACCAGGAGGAACCTTGTTATAGATAATTGGAGAGGCCGTTCCCTGCTGATAGACGATATAGTATTGCAAGTTGATCTCTGTCGATTTGACAAAAATGTTATTGATGGTGTCGTCGCCCGTCTCACCTTTCTCAGCATAATTGCCGTATTCGTATCTATTGATTTCATAGTTGGACTCTGCAATTTCTTGTACTGGTACGAGCCGCCACACCACAGTGCGGGGCAGTGCCTTTTCTCCAAGTGAGACAGAGATGGTGTCCAGCACGTCGTTACCATTTCGCAGGTTTAACGTGACACTCTTGATGTCATTCTTGTCACCAGTGAGATCGTTCCAGTTAAGATCCTCATAAGTCGATGTGGCTTCTTTATTTGTATTGTTGTCACGGTAGAGCCACACGCTGAAGTTCTTCTCCTTCACCTCTTCCGCTTTTATGGCCACCACCTTACTGCCATTGACACGATAAATAGTCACTGAGAGCTTACCACCGTTCTCCACCACGCTCTTGTCAGCTGAAAGCATATAGCTCTCACCGACAGGCTTTATTGTATTGTCGTCACCCTTAAAGTACAGGTCACCCTTGAACACGTTCCCCTGCTTCTTGCTAACACGGAAGTCCAACCGACTATCATCCTTCGCCGAAGGAAGAGAATACTGCTCCTTGATGTCGATATAGTCAGACATTGGGATGTCCTCTTTCGGTGTTTCCAATATAGAACCTCCTCTCATGCGTCCTATCCCACTGTAAGCAATCACGCTCGGAGCGCTGATTTCCCCGTCCTTGCTCGCTATGACAATAGCGTTGCACCGGTCAGCATCCTGCCACGGGTCGGCGCAGCCGAATCCCACCATGTCATCACCAGCCACTGGGAACGTGCAGCCTTTCGGCTTCACATCCTCCATCCCGTAGCATGTGAAGGTCTTCCCTTCTTGTCCCGGGGCCTCAGTTGTTAGCGTAATCTTTTCTGTCGTGTGCGCAAAGATTCCATACACGCAACGCATTGAATGCCCACCTATCTGAACGTTGTCCTCCACGCCATGCTTCACGCACACACCCCAATAGTAAGAATTGGTGAAGTTATGGGTTACCCGGTCGGTGACATTAAACTCCTGGCATTGACCCATCGCACCCACAACAAGGTCGTCTTTTATACTCGCCGTTCCGTCACTCTCACAAAAGTACACCTTGAAAGCATTCGATACCTGTTCAAGTTCTTTGTTGAGAAGTCCCTTGCCATCGCCAAGCAGCTCTACACGGGTGTCGGTAGCTGTAAGTTCCTTACCCACAAAAGCCACCATTCTCCTGACACCGTCAACTGTCACGGGTAGCGTGAACAACGTTAAGCCAATAGTACTCGCCTCGCCGCTCGCATAATCGAAGTATATAGGATCCACGCGAAGAATCTTATGTCCCCAGTCGCTCGCGATCATCTGAGCGCCCACGTATGTCTTCTTATGAATCTCAAGTTCAGCTGCCTCTAACTTCTTCCTCACGACGATATTGTCAACCGCAAGCACCGAGTAGCTCCCTGTCTCATCGCTCACATTCTTCAGTGTCCATCCCTTACCCGTCGTCGACGTGTTTCCGTCTGAGTCAGAGGAGTGCATGTCATCACTCGTCACTGAGGCAAATGCTACAGCATCACCTTTTTTCACAGGTTGGTCAAGCCAATCGCTAAATTCATGTCCACTCCACTGCTTGCTGTTGTCGGCCTCTTTTGCGTGGTCGGCCTCTTTTGCTTTCTCTATACCTCCCTTAACTGTCTCTGCTACAAGGGCATGATCCGCCTCTGAAGCGTGATCCGCCTTCGATGCGTGCTCGGCTTCCTTGGCCGTCTCTGCAATGTCGGCTTTCGCGGCATGGGCGGCCTCCTTCACGGCCATGCTGCTGTAGGCTGTGCTGCCCGTGTTCACCGCACTCGTGCTGCCCTCATTCTTGGGCTTGCTGATAATCTTGACGTCTATCATTGCTCTATCTCTTTTAAGTTCATTTCCGCCGAGCCCTCGTTGATGCTGCGGCTGATGCCCTGCACAAAGAATGTCCTCCCCATTGCCGGATGCCGGTAGTGCAGCAGCGGGCTCACAAGTTCCTCACCGGCTTTGTCCCGTAACTTCTGCGTCATCTCTATTCTCGGCACATGATATTCATGATAATAGCTGTCCACATACAGCTGCTCCGGTTTCGCGCTCTGGCTCCGTGCGTAGTCGTATATCTCCAGCACGCCGCCCCCGGTGTCTGTGTTCACGGGCGTGCTCATCTTCACGCTGTCCGTCACGCCTAACTGATGACTCTCTGCCGAGGTCAGGGCCGAGCTGATCTTGAAGCTGATGTCGTCCTTGCGGTTCACAAAAGTCTCCTTCGTGTCGCTCAGATACACGATATCCTTGTCCCCTGTGTTGTTCACAAGGCCGTTGTCACTGTATATCTTCATCTCAAACGACTCTATCACGATGCTGCTCACGTGAGGAAGCAGAAGTATCGTGCTGCTGCCCCATTTCGTATGACGGAAAAACGTTGGATGCCGACGGGTCACCACGTCCCAGGTAACGTTCACCGGGCCGAGGATCACAAACTTCACCGCTCCGCTCACCCGGTCTTTCTTCCTGATGGGTATTGCCGTGCCCTCCGCGTCCAGACCCATCTTGTAGTCAATGTTGTTTTGAAGGTCAAATTTCGTCCCAATCAGTTTGTCGCCAATCTTCGGGTCAAAACCGATGGTGAAGCTCTGCTGGTAGTATTCATCATCGCTTGAGCACTGGCTGCGTTTTTTGTATGGACGCCACTCAAAGTCCGATGGCGTGCCCGTCGACCCGGTCTCCACCACGCATTTGTCGCCGATGATGAGCATGCAGGCCACTACGCCCACCTTAGATATTTGGTCCGAGCTGTCGCCGATGGCGCTGTACTTGAACTCATACTCCTCCGGGCCTTTCTCCGTCAGCGGAACGAGGCCTTGCGTCCGCTCCGTGTCCCACTCCGGTTCCGTGCCTGGCGTCGATGCCTTCCACCATTTCTGGGTGTAGTAACGGCCGTCGCCGTTGTCGCGGCTCGGCACCGTTAGGTGCCACCATTGTCTGATGCCACCGCCCATAATGGGGTTCGGGAATATCCCTGCCGACGGCGTGTAGTTGTATATTGCCTTGTAGGTGTCCGTCATGGCCATCACGGGGTTCAGCGCGATGCTGCCGCTCAGCACGATGTAGTTCGTCGTCTCCTCGTCATTCGGCGAGAACACGCCGCCCGTCGTGTTGCCGTTGTATTCCGCCAAGGGGATGGAGGCTTTCAGTGTGGTCTCGTTGGGGTAGGCCTTGCTCTCGTCCTTATCCTCGCCGTTGCCGTTCACGCTGATGAAGAGGCAGTTCGTCATCTCCACCTTCGACACGGGCGAGTTGTCCTTGCCGTCGGTCTTACGCTCCACCTTGCCAAAGGCAATGATGGCCGCGCCCGGCTGTTGGGCCAGCACGTTGGGCAGACGCTCCTGGTTCGTGTTCCCCTCGCCGTAGGTGGCCATCAGGCTACCCTTGCCATTGTCGGGAAAGGTCCACTCTGCGTTGTCCATCACCTGCATGTACCAGTCCGTGATACGTCCGCCGTCAAAGTCGGTCTCCTGCCCGTGCGTCATAGCGTCAAAGGCTTCGATGGCCTTCACTCCCTCACCGTCGCTGCTGTATTCCGTCAGGTATTTCTGCTTGTTCCCGAAAGGACTGGACACGAGGTCGTTGTCCAGTGGGCTCTTGATCACGCTCTCTACGCTCTTCACGTCACATGTCAGCAGCAGCTGGCTGTATATCTCGCCCACGCTGATGCTCGTCTCCGTTCCAACAACGTTCTGCGTCGTGATGTCTGTCGTGCTGCGGGCCGTCGTCAGACGTCCGCCCGTCAGCAGGTCACGCCAGTAGATGTCCTTGTCGCTCTTCACCGTCTCCCAAGAGAAGATGTAGAAGTCCAGCCCGTCCTGCATGATGTGCAGGTTCAGATACTTCAGCAGCTCCTCCAGCACGTCGTCCTGCTGCCACACGTCGTCCTCCTCGTCGCCAAGAAACAGCAGCTCGTTGATGGTCAGTTGGCCGAAGATGGCGTGGCGGTTGGCGCTTTGTGCGTCCACGGCCTTGCTCCCGTCATACCAGTAGTGAGTCGTCTGTCCGCCCTTGATGTCCAGGCTTGCGGCCACGCCCTCCAGCATCTCTTTCACCAGGCTCAGGAAGGTGCGCTGTGAGGCCTGACCCTTTATCACGCTGTAAAGCACGCCAAGCGAGCCCACATCGCGGTATTTGGCGTATTGCAGGGCCGTCAGAGCGTCTATGCAGCTCAGCTCTATCTCGTCCAGCTCCTCATTGTAGTCCTGCGAGTAGGTCTGAGGCTCCACATATCCTGCAAAGAGGCAAACGCCCTCGCGGTAGATGTTCACCACTGCGTCTTTGCACGACGAGCAGAAGAAGTCCTGCACGAAGTTCCGGGTCAGCAAACGCACCGTGGCCTGTTGGCACAACAGGTGGTCAAACGTGTCGTTCACCTCGCTCGTTGTCTCCACGGGGTCGTCGCTGAAGTACAGGCCGCTCTTACCGTCGCCTATCTCCAGTTCCTCGCCGCGGTCGCCGTGTGTCAGTATCAGCACCTCTATGCGGTCGTTCAGCTCGTTGTAGAATTGTCCGTGTATGTACATCCTATATTATAGTTTTATGTTCGTTCGCTTGCGGTTGATGCGCGTCTCGTTGGCAATGGCCATCACGATGTCACGCCCTCTCACTCTCCCCTTCATCCGCACGCCGGCCACCGCGCCGCTGTCGCCTATCAGCGACTTCAGCTTGTCCAGTGGGGCTACAACCTCGGGGTTCGACTTCGCGCCGGCATACTCGCCCATCAGCGCAAGGGTAGGGCCGTATAGCAGACCACCGTTGGCAAAGGGCGTAACGGCCACCGACCCTACGATGCCCTGCATCATGCCGATGAAACCTGCGGCGATGCCGGCACCGGCAAAGGGGATGTAGGCGTGGGCGGCCATGAACTCCGACGCGGCAAGCTCTCTGTAGGCCATCGCCTCGGCCTTGGCCGCCACCGTCGAAGCCATAGCCGCGGCTACCTCCACCGGGGCTGATGCTGTCTTGGCGGCTGCGGCCGTCGTCGTCGCCACACCACTGGCAGTTGTCGCTGCGTTGCTCGCCGTAGTCACGGCGGTCAGGGCTTCCACAATGCTTATCACCGACCTGACGCCCTGGTATATCTGTATCGCCGAGTCCACCACGCCTGTGATGGTGGCCCACGCGCCGCGGTTTTCCTGCAAGGTCTCGGTCAGTGAGCTGATGCCGCCGCCGATGCCCTTCAGGCTGCTCCACGACTTCTCCACCGTCACGTCGCTCTTGCGCAAGATCTTCTCGTAGTCCTCATAGCTGGCCACAAGTTTCTTCATCTCCTTGCGCTGGCTCGCGCTCATCGGGTTCTTCGTGTCGGAGAGCATGTTCTGCAGCTCCTTGATGCGTTTGCGCAGACCGTCCATGCCGATGGCCTTCAGCTCCACTTTCAGCTCGGCCTTGCCCAGTCCGCCTAAGCGGTCTGTTTCCTGCTCCATCTCCGGCAGGCGGCCAAGCTGTTTCAGGCTGTCGCGCTTCTTCTCAAGGGCGCTGATGGTGCGGGCTATGTCTGAAATCTCTGCCGCGCTCGCTTTCTTCTGCTTGCCCTCATAGTAGCTGATGGCTTTGTCAAGGCTGTCGATGGTGTCCAGCCGCGAGATGTCCTCGGGCTTCTTCAGCTCATCCAAGGTCTCGTCCCATTTGTCGCGAAGGGCGTTCAGGGCGTTTATCTGCTTCTGTATCTCGGTGCGCTCGCTAGCCGTGGCCGTCTTCAGCAGGTCGCTGTAGTATTGCAGCTCGCTCTCCAGCTGCCGGTAGGTCGTTATCTTGTCTATGCCAACGTCCACGTGCGCATTGCGTTCAAATGCTGTTTTAAGGTCGTTCAAACGGCTTATCTCACGGTCTATGCCGGCCAGTTCCGTGGAGCTTGCCCTGCTTCTGAGTTCTTGCTGGTAGGAGATGGCCTTGTCTATGTCGGCCAGGGTGTTCAGCTCCTTCGGGTTGCCCACGGCATTCTGAAGGCGGGTTATCGCGTCCTGCTGCTCTTGCAGTTGCTTGATCTTCTCGGCATACAGGCGGATGGTGGCGGTCTCCGTGCCCTTCGTGGTCTCCAGTTTGTTCTGGTAGTACTGTATGTTGTTGCCCAGCTCCTTATAGCTCGATGCGTTGGCGATGAGTTTGGTGCCGCCGTATTTGTCCGTCGCCGTATGGGTGGTCGTGGTGCCGCTCTTCCCGCTCTTCCCGCTGCCAGATGAGCTGCTTGGGTCGGGGGCGTTCTGTTTCTGGTTCTTCTTCAGCGCCGCCTGGGCGTTCTTCGTCTTGGCCAGGGTGTTGACGTTCGTGGCCTTGGTGTTCCGCTCTATGTCGGCGGTCTGCCTGGCGGTGCCCTCGTCCTTGATTCCGAAGAACTCCTTCACCCATTCCCAGGCTTTCTTGATCACCTCAGAGGCTTTCTCGAAGGCTTTCACAAGATAGTCCCGCACCGCGCTCGCCACGTCCTTCACCGCAGCCCACACTTTGTCGCAGATGTTGCGGAACGTCTCGCAGTTGTTGTAAGCCTCTATCAGGATGGCCACCAGTCCGGCTATCGCCATGATGACGATGCCGATGGGGTTGGCGCTCAGCACGAAGTTCAGGGCCACCTGTGCCACTTTCCATGCGTTCGAGGCGATTGCCACTATCTTCGACGCCGCTGCCTGGGCCAGTGTGGCAATCCTCACAGCCTTCAAGCCGGTCACCACGGTCATCAGTCCCGTGCGAAGCTGCGTCAGGCTGGTGATGGCAAGGCCTGTGTTGGCAAGCAGCTCGATATATGGGGCGGACGTGCTGGCCATCGAACCCGCCCAGTCCAGCATCGACTGAACCTGGTTCTTCAGCATCTGGCCTACGGCCTCGCCCGTGCTCGACATGTTGTTGAAGGCGTCGTCTATCGTTCCGGCACTGTCGGCCATGGCGCCGATGTTCTCCGCGAACTTGTCTTTCTGCTCGCCCGTCAGTGAGCCCAACAGACGAAGGGCTTCTGCGCTGCCGAACAGCTGTCCGTAGATGGTCTGTTTCAGCTGACCGGTCTTGGCCGAATATTCTGTGATGCTCTTGTCAAGGCCGAGAAGGAAGTTCTGCAGACCGCCCGCGGCCTGTACGCTGGCGGCGTTGAAGCCGATGCCCATCTCGTTGGCGGCTTTCGTCGCCTCCGAGCTCGGCTTGATGAGAGAGTTCAGCACGGCCGACAGCTGGGTGGCCACCTCCGAGGTGTTACCCGTAACACCCGTCGTCGTGGCAAACACGGCCATCAGCTCGTCCATCGACACGCCAAGCTGAGATGCGCTACCGCTCACCATGGGCAACGCCTGACCAAGCTGCTCAAAGCTCGTCACGCCGTTCTTGGCCGTCATCTGTATCTTGTCCTGGATGGCACCGGCCTGGTCCCAACTCAGACCGTAGTTCTTGATCAGCGTCGAGGTCACCGTCACCGTTTGGCCGAGGTCGGCCAAACCGCCGACGGCCGACTTGCTCGACTGCTCCAAGAAGCTCATCCAGTTCTCTTCAGGCACACCGTTAGAGATGGTCTGGTACAGGCCGTTGGCCAGTTCCTCACGGGCCAGGGGGATGTTGGCGCTCAGCTCCTTCACTTGGTCGGTCAGACCCTCAAAGTCGGTCTCGCCCTTCCCGGCCATGGTGTTCACGGCACGCATCGACTTCTCGAAGCTGTCAAACGGGGCCACGATGTCGCCAACGATGCCCTTCAGCGTCGTCAGCGAACTGATGATGCCGTCAAACACCATGCTCTTGGCGGCCATCGCCTTCAGGCGCTCGCCAGTCCTGCTAGCATTCTCGCCCACTTGGGCGATGATGTCGTCAAGCCCCGTAGCCTCTACCGTCAGGTCGTGAAGCACATTGCTGCCTTCACCCTTTATCTTGATATGGAATTCTACTGTATTCGACATATTCTTTTGCGTTGCTTATTTCAGTCCGTTGCGCAGCTTGGCCGCGGCATAGCGACGGGCCGTCTCTGCACTGTCTGGCTTCGCCGTGCGCTCGTCCTTGCTTTCCTCGTCCCAGGGCAGGGGCAGCAGCTCGTGGGCGCTCAGCGCGCGCTTGCTATAGGGCTGCACATAAACAAGGGCCAGTGTACGCGTACGTTCCCATGAGCCGCGCTCCATTCGCTCCTGCTGCGCGTGCCACTGATGCCACACGGCGTAAAACTCAGACGGGGTGCACCGTTCAAAGTCGTCACGGCTCATCCCGATGCACCCCATCCCTATGCCCGCAAGCTCTTCTATGCTTGCTTCGGAAGAGCTGGCGCTGATGTTTTTTTTTCGCCGCTATCACCCGACGAGGCGTAGAAGGCATTCACGCTGTCTGGCTCCAGATGGTCGGCAAAGGTCTCAAAGTCCATGTCAAAGGCCACGCCGTCAGCGTTGCACGCACTCTTCACGCAGCAGTAGATGAACAGCACAAGCTCGCCGATGTCGCCCTGATCCATCTTGCTCACGTCCTTGCCGCACTCATGCTTGAAGCGGGTCATGGCGCCCATAGTCACACGACACGGATATGCCTTGCCGCCTATTGTCAGCTTCAAAAGTTTCTTCGTTTCCATAGTTCATGCATTGATGTTAAGATCCCATTCCTGCTGATGTCGCTTCCGTCAGGCCACTGCCCTGAGCCGTCACGGGACCACTGTTCTGCAGCGTGATGCTGTACTTGGCATCGTCGCCTGCCTGGGCGTCAAGCTCAAGGCTCGTGATGATATACTTGCCGCTGTAGCCGCCGGCGGTCTTGCCAGTGCGCTTGTCGCCGTCGCGCAGGTTGTAGGCTGCGTCGATGGGTTCGCCTTTCAGCATGGCTGCCTTCAGCTGGTCGTAGGTCGGCACTTCGTCCGTGCCGTTGGTAAGCACTACGCCGTCCGCAGTAATCTGCTCCGAGAACGACTTCACATATTGTTCTTTCCATTTGCCCGAACTCGCCTCCTTGGTCTTGCGCTCGCCGGTCTCGGCAGAAGTGCTCACCTTGCAGCCTGTTGAGAAGCCAAGGGCGTGACCCATCGATGAGAGGATGAGGTCGGTGCCGTCTAATACTTTGTAGTCCATTTTCTTGTTGTTATAAGGGTTATCACTCCGCCGAGCAGCAACCCGGCTATAAATGTCGATAATAGTTCCAGCCAGACACGCGCTGAGGTCTTCTCCTTCGTGCTCATGGTGGCTGTCTGATGAGAGTTCGCCACCGACAGCCGCTCGTTCTCTTCCTCATAATAGGAACAGAGGCGAGCAAGACTGTCGCAGCCGCTTTCCACATACACCGTCATACCGCCCGGGTCTGTACGGCGCTGCTGTGCAGTGCCCACATCCCCCGTCCGCCGCAACGACACGCTCACGTGCGCTCGGCCGCTGCGGGCCGTGTAGCTCGCGCCCTCCGGCAGCCTCAGAAGGCTGTCAAGCGGTATGGTCAGACGCGTGCTGTCCGTCTTCACGCCTTCCGCCACCATCACCCGGCGAACCACCTGGCTCCTTGCGCTGCTGTCGCTTGCGCTTGCCTCTTGCATCACCCTCTCCTTCGTCACCATCTTCGCTGAGCGACAGCTCGCCGCTGACAGGGCAAGAGCCAGCATGAGGACATAGCTGGATAGCCTCAATGGCGCGCGAAAGGCGGTTGAGTGCCCGGCGCGTAAGGTTGTTTTCCGAGACAAGCTTCTCGGTGAGCTTCGTTGAGTCGTCATATTTTCTCTGGGTTTCCACAAGCAGAGCCGAGATGTCTTCATACATGGCTTTGTAGGTGTCGTGTACGCTCTTCGCCTGCTTGGCGTTGTTGGCTTTCCGGTTGGCAACCCAAGCGATGGCGGCGCCTATGCCGCCCGAGGGTATCGCCCACTGGAGTATCTGCATAATCGTGTCCATCGCCTGGGTCGCTTTCCTTTGTTGTCCTGAATATTACTTTTACCTTGACTATTGTCTGATGCCGATTTCCCGCAGCCATGACGCCACATCGAAGCTCGGACAGGCTTTACCGGGGTTCAGCTCGTGGTGTCCCACGATGCGGATCCATGGAAAACGCTCGTGGAAGTCCCTCACGTAGCGTTTAAGGGCTTCTTTCTGAGCGGCAGTACGTGTGTCCTTGGGCTTGCCGCTCCTGTCGCAGCCGCCAGCATACACGATGTGGCGGCTCACACTGTTGTAGCCCGCCGCGCCGTTTGTCACCTCCCAGTCGTCAACGTTGGCATCCTCGTTGTTCTCAACCAGACGCTCCACGCTGCCGTCGAGGTGGATTAGGTCGGTGTAGCCCACCTGCTTCCAACCGCGACCACCCTTGCTCACGGGGTCGCAGTGCCAGTGGCGGATGTCTGCCGCGCTCACCTCACGGCCCTCGGGGGTCGCCGTGCAGTGAATCACGAGATATTTCATCGGCTTGCCCATCATGCAGTCTCCTTATAGCCGCTCGTCATCACCACGCCCGCATCGGCCTTCTTGGGCATGCACAGGTAGTAGTGGCGGAAGTTGATCAATGAGCGCTGGTTCTGAGGGTCGGTAGATGCCTCGCTGTAGTACATCTTCGTAGAGCCTGTGGCCTTGAACACGCGCTGGGTGTAGAAGGCAAACGAACAGGCAAACTCGCCCTTGGCGGCAGCCGCGCCCAAATCCTTCTTCACGCCCGCTGCCGTGTACACTGGGTTGTTGGCATATTCGTAGATGTCGAAACCGTACAGGTTGCCCACCTTGCCGGTGTTGCGGTCGATGTTGTACTGGCGCTCGAAGCTCTGGTTCGTCAGCAACAGGTCGTTAACGTGGTCGGGACACAGCACCAGGCGACGGTTGCCGGCGGGAACCTTCAGAGCGTCTAAAGAGCGCTTCATCGACACAAGGTCGTCAACGCACAGTCTCAGGCGACCCGTCGATGCTTCACGCTCGCCGGTGGTAGTGAGCACAGGAGTTTTCGCCGTGTTTTTGTTCGCGCAAAGGGCATGGGCCGACTTCGCAAACTTCGAGTCGTTCAGGGCGTTGGCGTGGGCCTCCTTCACGCGGCTCATCTTGTCATAGCTCAGCGCATAAAGCTCGTCGTCAGTAATGGGCGTCACCTTCGTCTGGAACTTGTCGAGCCCGATGGCGATGTCGCCGTCTGGCAATTCTTGGATGGGGATGGGGTAGGTCTTGTTGTTCACAAGCACGTCGGGCTCTATACCCACGTCTACAAGGTGTATCACGTCGTTGTTCACCAATGAGCTCTGGTCCGGAATGCCGTCAAGCCAGCTGCCCTCAAGACCGCTGCGAAGACTCTTAACAAGCTCGCCAGTCCATACCTCTGTCAGAACACCGGCCTGCAGAGCGCCCTTCGGGGCGAACTGACCAAGGATGGCAGATGCCAGGTTGGCCAGCACTGCGCCAACCATGGGATTGATACCAAGCAACAGAGCCACCGTGACACCCATCACGCTGTTGAATAGCAGGGCCGTCATTGCTTTCAAAATGATTTTCTTTCTCATCTTTTTGTCGTTTATTGGGTTCTACTTATTATTCGGGCAGCTCCATGCTATACTCGGCCTTGTAAAGCCGAGCATACTCCTTAGGGTTCTGCTCACGAAGAGTCAGGATCTCCGTCGAGGGCACCTCGCTCAGCTTCGTGTACTTCACTTCCTCGTCCTCCTTGGCGTGTCCTCCGTTCAGGATGGCCGTTAGCTTGGCCTGGGGCTGCATGGCCTTCAGCACTTTCTCCAGCTCTTCGTAGCCCACTTTCTTCCCAAGGTTGATGAACTCCTCCTTGTTGCTCTCGCCAAGGCGTTTCTCGCCGACGGCGCGTTCCACAAGGCCCGTGATGCGAGCCTGCTCCAGCTGGGCTTTCTCCAGCTCCAGCTTGCTCTTCTCTGCCTCCGCGCTTTTCAGGGAGGTCAGCTTGGCGGTAATCTCTGCCTCTGTTGCCGTTTCCGGCAGCCCCAACTGCAGGGCAATGGTCTTGTTTTCCATTTCTTCTCTTTTTTGATGGTTATTGTTATTGTTCAGTAATGGCAGAGGACACTCACCGTCCCTGCCAAGGGTTATCTGCTTGCCGTCTTTCTTCAGCACGATGGCATCGTCGTTCGCGCCTATATCCACTACGCTCACTTCAAACAGCTTGCTCTTCGTGATCGTCGGACTCGTCTGGCCCTCCACAAGGTATTCCCCGTCCTCGCTCAGCTCTATGATGTCAAGACCAGCGCTCACCATCTTCAGGCTGCCAAACTCAAACTGTTTCTTGCAGCGCTTGCTCAGCTCGGTCGCCTCGTCAAACATCAGCTCGCCAGTCACCTCCCCGTCTTTCACTTCGAGGTCTTTCACATAGCCTATCACATTCCCGCGCTCGTGCATATATAATAGCACGGGGTTGCGCTCATACTGCTCCGTGTCCATACCCGAGGTCAGCACACGCGTGCCGTAGCTGTTCAGGCGGTCATTCGATATTCTTACTCGTTTTCCCATTTTCGTCTTATGCGCTTAGTGCGCGTTTCCGACTGCAATATTACGCCTTAATTCGCTCACCGCCAAAAAAGTATGAAATGGTTGCATACATCTGTGAAACCATTGCACACTTTTTTTGAGATACCGATTTATTAGGCCAATTTTGCACCGTAATCTTCAATTTTTCATCATGACAAAAGAACAGACAGAAAAGAAAAAGAGCCTCGCACGTACCCTTTACATGTCAGGAATGGACCAGGCAGAGATTGCCGAGAAGGTAGAGGTATCGCGAGTTACTATATCAAAATGGTGTGCCGCGGGGGGATGGAAAGAGGCACGGGCGGCAAAGAGTGTCACGAGACCAGAACTCGTCAACAAGCTCCTCCTCACCATCGACACCCTCATCACGCAGGTCAATGATTCGGGCGACCCTGACCTCATTGCGGGACTCGGCGACAAACTGGCAAAACTATCCGCTGTAATAGAGAAACTCGACAAAAAGGCAAACGTCGTCGACACCATCGAGGTCTTCATGGCTTTCTCCAAGTGGCTCGAATACCGCTCTCAGACCGACCCCGCTGTAACGCCGGAGCTCATGAAGGTCATCAACAAGTATCAGGATATGTATATCACCGAGCAGATGGGCATCAAATAGCCGGCTCAGCAGCAGACGTCATAAATCGTAATCATCATGGCAACAGTAGCAGAGAAAAAACAAGCTTACGATCTTTGGCGCGAGCGTTGCAAGCAGGTGCAGTCCATTACCGACACCGCGCTCCTCAAGAAGGAGACCGATGCCGAGAGGGAGCAGCGTAAAAACAGGCTACTCGCCAACTATGCTGCTTTCTGTGAGTATTACTTCCCACACTTCCTGCAGCTGCGCGACAAAACCACAGGAGAGGTCATACGAACTATCCACAACGCGCCATTCCACAACGAGGCGGCACGAAAGGTAAAGGCCACGCCAAACCTAAAGGCGGTCTTCATGTGGCCCAGAGGACACGCCAAGTCCACACACTTCGACATCTTCATGCCACTTTGGCTCATGTTCCAGCCCAAGAGGCTCATCAACTTCATGGTCATCGTCGGTAAGTCTGAGGATGCGGCCGACCGACTCCTCGGCGACATACAGGCTGAGCTGCAGTTCAACCAGCGCATAATCGCCGACTTCGGCCTTCAGCAGTCCGACGGCGACTGGCAGGAGGGAGAGTTCAAGACCAAAGGCGGAGTCAAGTTCCTCGCTTGTGGGCGAGGGCAGTCGCCGCGTGGACTGCGCGACAGGGAGGCACGACCCGACTACATCGTCATCGACGACCTCGACGACGACGAGCTCTGCCGTAACGAGAAGCGAGTTCACGACCTCACAGACTGGGTCAAGGAGGCGCTCTTCGGCTCCCTCGATGTCGGGCGGGGACGGTTCATCATGGTCGGGAACCTCATCTCAAAGACGTCCGTCCTCTACAACATCGCCCACACACATGGGGTCTTCCTCTCAAAGATTCAGGCCGTCGATAAGAACGGGGAGCCGGTATGGCGCGAGAAGTGGACCAAGCAGGAAGCACAGGCCTATGCTGAGTTCGTCGGATACAGGGCATGGAACAAGGAGATGATGCACAACCCCATCGTCGACGGCACCATCTTCCGTAATGAGTGGATTCATTTCAAGAGGATGCCTAAGCTCTCCAAGTACGATGAGCTTATCTGCTACACCGACCCCTCATTCAAGTCCACCACGGCCAACGACTACAAGGCTTCACGACTGTGGGGGAAGATCGGACCCGAACTCCATCTCATCGATTGCTACGTCCGCCAGGACACCGTATCGGGAATGGTGCGGTGGCTCTACGACCTATACGAGCGCACGCGCGACACAGCAGCTGTGCAGTTCTTCATGGAGGCAAACTTCATGCAGGACATCATCCTCGACGAGTTCGAGGCCGAGGGGAAAAGCCGCGGATACCAGCTGCCCATCATGCCCGACAAACGCAAGAAGCCGGAGAAGATACAGCGTATCGAGGCGGTATCACCGCTATGGGAGCGGGGATTCGTCTTCTACAATGCCGCACTCAAGGACTCACCCGACATGCAGGTGGGCATTGAGCAGACGCTGGCGCTCGAAAGGGGCTCGCGCGTTCACGACGATGCTCCCGATGCCGACGAGGGAGCCATCTGGCTCCTGCAGCGCAACTCGAGGCAGGAGTCAGCGCAGCCCATCATAGCACGAAGGCCCACAGCACGAAACGCATGGTAAACTCAAAAACATCAGCTTATGTTCATCACTGACCAAGATTACAAAGTTGTCATCGGCGACAATGCGCTCAAGGTGGTCTCACAGACCTCCGGGCAGAACCGCGCCAACGCCGAGGCTGAGGCACAGGAGGAAATAGCGTCCTACCTCCGGCCAACATACGACACCAACGCCATCTTCGCTGCCGAGGGTGACAGCCGCAACCGGCTCATCGTCATGTACACCTGCGACATCGCGCTCTACCACATGGTGTCGGCCATGCCGCAGAAGCTCGGCTCCGAAATCCGAAAGGAACGATACGAGCGGGCCGTCAAATGGCTCGAAGGAGTACAGGCAGGCAAGATCGTACCCGACCTACCCGCTGCCGTCGACACGCAGGGCGACCCCGTCTCCGCCGGCATCATCCTTACCTCCCAGCCACCGCTAAGGCATAACTGGTAGTGCTGAGTTCTGTAGGCCGCTGCTGAGCAGCGGCTCCAAATACACCACATTCAACCATCACAACAATGGATATTAAAGCATTCTTCAGCAAGATAACAGGCCGCTCCGACGGCCTCCTCCACACGCCCTACGGCGACTTCAACCTCGCAAAGGCCAAAAATCCAAAAACTGTAAAGTCCGTCGTCATCGGGCTGCAGCGCACCACCGATGCGCTCAGACGAAAAGACATTGCCGACTGGCGCAGCGCATGGCAGATGGCCATCAATGTCGACTCGCCAAACCGTAAACGCCTCTACGACATCTATCGCGATGTCGAGGTCGATGCACATCTCTCAGGGTGCGTCGCGCAGCGCGAGGGATTCGTAATGGCCAAATCTTTCAAGCTCGTCAATGCAAATGGCAAAAAGGATGAACAGGCACTCCACTACTTCGACCAGGCTTGGTTCAAACGGCTCTGCCGCCTCATCCTCGACAGCCGATATTGGGGACACTCGCTCATCGAGCTCGGAGATGTAGTCACCGATGGCGACGGATGTCCATGCTACAGCCGCGTCGCACTCATACCGCGAAAGCATGTCATTCCGGAATACGGGCGCGTCATCACAGACCTCGGACAGGACTGGACCACTGGTATAGACTATCACGAGCCGCCGTTCTCACAGTGGCTCATCGAGGCGGGACAGCCCGATGACCTCGGACTATATCTCAAGGCGGCGCAGCACACCATTCCAAAGAAAAACATGCTCGCCTTCTGGGATGCCTTCGGGGAGATCTTTGGCATGCCGCTACGGGTGGCAAAGACTTCCACACGCGACGAGAAGGAGCGCAAGCGCATCAACGAGCAGCTCGCGGCGCTCGGCTTCGCCGGCTCCGCTGTACTGCCTCTCGACACGGAGCTGGAGTTCGTCGAGTCATCACGAGGCGATGCCTTCAATGTCTATAACGAGCGCGTAGACCGCGCTAACTCCGAGCTCTCCAAGCTCATCATCGGACAGACCATGACCATCGAGGACGGATCGTCGCTCTCACAGTCACAGACACACCTGCAGGTCTTCCAAAACCTCATCGACTCCGATGCCGACATGCTGCGCGATGTCGTCAACAACCAGCTCCTTCCCCGAATGGTCCGACACGGTTTTCCCGTCAACAACCTGCGCTTCGACTGGGACGACTCCATCGACTACACACCCGAGCAGCAGGTGGCCTACGAGACCATGATTGCCGACCGATACGACGTTGACCCAAAATACTTCGCAGAGAAATACTCCATGCCCGTTGGCGACCGAAGAAACCCAACAGCTCCCATCGACCCAGACAACGGCGATGATCCTGGCAACGGTGAAGACGATAATGATACCAACAACCCCAATAACCCCAAAGCCCCCAACAAACCCAACGCCCCCCAACAACCCACCGACCCCAAGAAAGCTGCAAACACAGCACCCCAACCGTCGAGTTCGCGGGGTTACAACCCCGCGCCACCTGCTGCCTCTTTTTTCGACTAAGCCCCACCGACTACGTGGGGCTGCACCAACGCTATGCACAGATTCTACAGGGCTGCACGCCGCAAGTCACACTCGCCAAAGAAGAGCAGGACAAAATCCGAACGCGCCTCACAGAGGCTTTCTCTGGGCTCATGTCTGCTCTCTTCCGGCAGAAGGGGGCTACGCTCGACATCAACATCCTCGCCTCCGACGAGGCACAGCACTTCATCTCAACGCATGCCGACATACTCGACCAGGCGTTCCAGAAAGTGAACATGACCGAGGCCATGCGACGGCGACTCACACGATCCGACTATATCTTCTCAGGCCTCAAGACCTTCCACGAACTCAACGAGGCCTTCCCATCCCTCCTCGATGAGAACGGCAACAGAAAGTCTTTCGAACAGTTTTATAACGACGTTCAGAAGATAGACAAGACGTACAACCAGAACTATCTACACGCTGAGTACAACTTCGTTCACGCCTCCGCGCAAATGGCGGCAAAATGGGAACAGTTCACCGAGGATGGAGACCGATACAACCTACAGTACCGCACAGCAGGAGACGATAAGGTGCGGCCGGAGCACGCAGCTCTCAACGGAGTCACACTGCCCATGTCCGACCCCTTCTGGGAAACTTATTATCCGCCCAACGGATGGAACTGCCGGTGCACCGTCGTACAGGTCCGAAAGTCCAAGTATGCCACCACACCGCGCGACGAGGCCATGGCACGGGGGGAGGATGCGCTGCAAAGCGACACAAAGGGAATTTTCCGGTTCAACCCAGGCTTGCGGCAGAAAGCCGTACCTGACTATAATCCATACACGATTAAGCGATGCCGAGACTGCGACATCGCCAAGGGAAAGGTCAGCCTCGCCTTCGTGCCAGAAAATGAACTCTGTGAAGCATGCAAACTCATACGCGAATGCTGGAGAAATAAGAAAAACGATACAAAGGAAACGTTCATTACCTGTCCAACTCAAAAGGGACTGCTTAGGGTAAGTTCTTTACATGGGAAGAACGAAAAGAAGGAGAACGTCAGTGTCGGTTCCTTCCTTGCCAACAAACATGGTTACGAGATTGACCTTATCGCCAACCCTGCCGACAAAAAATCGCCTGACAGCTATAACAAGACATTGGGGGTATATCAGGAGTATAAGGTAAGCAAGGCGCCTACAAAAAACTCCATCGACTCTCTGATACGATCTGCTGCAAAACAAGCTGAACACATCGTATTGGTCGCCGATTCTCAAACACCACTCGGAATATTGGCCGATGCTATCAAGAGCAGAGTTAGAAGAACAAAAGTAGAAACACTTACTTTGATCATCGGAAACAAAGATGCTATCTATACGAGAAGTCAAATGACTTCAGACAACTTTAAAATAAGACAGGCAGACTTGAAATAACAAGACTGCCTGAATCGGGGCCCAAACCCCTTAACGGGGAATGATCCACCGCAAAGTTAAACATTTATTTCCAAACACCAAACAATTATGAAGAAAATTATCGCATTTCTCAAAAATTCCAACCACTACAAGCACCTCATCGGTGGATTCATCGTCTCGTGGCTCACCGCTTCGCCCTATGCCGGCATCTATGCCGCCGTGGTTGCCGCCACTTGCCTCGAACTCAAAGACCGACTCTATGGCAACAAGTTCGACCTCACCGAATGGCTACTTACCGTAGTCGGAGGGACCATCGCCGCATTAATATGGCTCATAATCTAATGTTTGTCTTGGTCTTCAGCCAACTTGACGACTTCCGCACATTCTACACTTCCGCACTGGAATATATCCAGCAGACCATCACCGATGGATGGAAAGTGAAGGATGCTTTCAAAATGGAAGATTACACAGTCTGAACATACGCCCATGGGGGTGGGCATTAAAAAAGCCCCCGGCCTGTTAATAGTCGTCTCACTTACTAATTAACCGAAAACGCCGCAAGGACGCGACCGGGGGCATAATGCCTTCCGACCGTTCTTGCGGTATTTCGTTTTCGGTGCGCCACGCGCTATTAATAAGTGAGACGGAGCAAAGGTACAAATATTTTTTTGATATGAAGATAATAGAAGTGCTGAAATTTAACAGGGAATTGATTAAGAATTTACGTCGTGCTGGCATCCGGCTTGAAGATGCCGACTATGTAGAACTATACAACGACTATGCAAATATGCGTTCAAAAGGCGAGAAGGTATCTTATATAGTGGTGGTTCTTTCCCAGCGTTATCATGTTTGCGAGCGAAAAGTCTATGACCTCATCAAGAGGTTCCGGGCTGAGTGCGGTGTTGCCCATAGGGGGGGTAGGTAGAACTGCTCCGTTCTACTGCATTCCGCTTGCAGCGTGAATACGGTCTGCGCCCATGGATTTACACCTCTTGCTACCTATCTTTGTCGTGGTTTTAACACACGACAATATGAACAAATACTATCAACTTCTGCAAAAGGTGTTGGTCAGTGGCAGAAAACAGACCAACAAAAAAGGCACAATACGTTACCTGCTCAATGAGAAGCTCTCGCTCTCCCCGGCTGACCTTTTAGACATTTTCGAGGGGCATCCCATCGCAAGAAAGAAGCTGAAGAGCGAACTGCAGCTCTTCATGAAAGGCGAGCGCAACGTCGATAAATACCGCGAGGCCGGCATCAGCTGGTGGGACTATTGCGGACCGGTGCTCGTCAACAGCTATCCGACATATCTGAAGAAACTGCCGCCACTCATTTGCCAAATCAACCGCGAGAAGCGAAGCTCAAAGAACTATGTGCTGTTCCTCGGCTCCACAGGGGTGGAGACCAATCAAGCCCCATGTCTGAGCCTTGTGCAGTTCCAAATAGAGAATGGTAAACTGGTTCTTACAGCTTATCAGCGCAGCAGCGATGCAAGCCTTGGACTGCCAGCAGATCTCTATCATCTTTATCTTATGGCAAGGCAGATAGAACTGCCATTGAAATCCATCACGCTCAACATAGGCAATGTGCATATCTACGAGAACAATCTGGAGCGTACACGGCTCCTGCTCGATGGAGACGAAAACGTGAAATTCGAGTTGAACGTATGAGCAAGCTGTATCTTTCCGCACCACTGCCATTCGTAGGGCAGAAACGAATGTTCGCACAGGAGTTTATCAAGGTTCTCCAGCAGTTCCCCGATGGCACTACGTTCGTTGACCTCTTTGGCGGCTCAGGGCTGCTCTCTCATATTACAAAGCACTTCAAACCCCATTCTAAAGTCGTTTATAATGACTTCGACAATTATCGTAGGCGCATTGACAATATCCCACGCACCAACCACCTTATTGCCGACATCAGGAAAATTGTGGGCGAAAGCGTGCCAAGGCATAAATTAATCAAGGGACCACTGCGTGAAGAGATTTTCAACCGCATCGAGGAGTACGTGGAAAGTGGTTTTGTTGACTTCATCACGCTATCATCGTCTCTCATGTTTTCCATGAAATACAGAACGGATATTGATGGAATGAGAAAAGAAGCCCTTTATAACAATATCCGAAAGACCGACTATCCAACATGTGGGGACTATCTCAATGGCCTTGAAATCACCTCTTGCGACTACAAGGAGCTCGTTCATAAATATGGAGATTGTCCAGGAGTGGTTTTTCTCGTTGACCCGCCATACCTCTCCACCGATGTCTCCACTTACAACATGTATTGGGGCTTGGCCGATTATCTCGATGTTATCAAGGTCCTAAAAGGGCATTCATTCGTCTATTTCACCTCCAACAAATCGTCCATCCTTGAATTATGTGAATGGATGGGGCGCAATCCCGGCTTAGGAAATCCATTCAAGGATGCTGAGCTGAGGGTGTTCAACCAGCACATGAACTACAGCTCGTCATATACCGACATGATGTTATTCAAGAAAAAGGCCGTCTGAGGCCTTTCTTATGCGACGTGTTGCCACGACAAAGCCCCGGCGGATATTTTACCGCCGGGGCTCTCTATATCCCGCTTATGGCTTCTATAGCTTCCATAAACGCTATCCGCCATAACGTAAATAACGCACGCTGTAAGTGTCGATGTTCTCCAATATCTCTTCGTGGTTGTGGTTCGTCTCGGTACGCAAAAGACGCAAATGGTCAAAAGACCTGCCCCTCAAGCCGAAAGTTTTCGTGGTCACCTTACTGCATAAGGCAAAGGCTGCATCATAGCCGCCATCGCTCCAGTTCGTGACAAGATGAAGGCGGACCTCACCTGTGCCGCGAAGATGGATGCCTGTCAGAGGCTCCCAGGTTATCTCACCAAACTCTACGAACAACGCCGGCAATGGCCAAGCATCTTCCTGCTCCAAAAACTCCACGTTGTGGTTCCACAGGTCTATATGTTTCACTTCCGTATCGGCCATAGCTGTTTTGATGGCTTCAAACAATTCTTCTCTCATCATGATTATTTCAGTTTTACGTCGTTGAAATATTCTCCTAAATTCTCTTCGATGATTTCCCTAACGGCCTGCTCTACTTCTGGAGACGCGCCTAAGAACTGACGCTTCGGAATCTTGATGCTGCTGCCTTCCTTCATCAACGCGAGGTATTTCCAGAAGGCCGCCTCCGTGCTCAGCTGAACCGTACGCTTGTCCTTCCTTGGCTCTCCGTTCTTCTTCCGGCCGAACGAACCGGTGGCATCGTAGTATTTGTGCCAGAAGTAGGCCTTCATCTTACGCGTAACCTTGATCTCGCCGCCCTCGTTGTGAATCGAGGCATAAGGCAAATCGCTCGAAAACACAATGCAGTCCGACGTACTGCTGCTCTTGATGCTCCGGCGAAGCTTGCCAGTATCTACAAGTATCGCCCCGCCCGGGCGAGTCGGGCTCTTCCTCCGCTGCCATTTCTCTGAGAAGAAACCCTGACGCTCGAAGTTCCGGTCAAACTCGTCGCCAAGTTCCACCTTGATGTCCTTCAGGATGTTCCTGATCACCTGCTGAAGGCCCTTTTCCATGTCGCTTGCCATAATCCCTTGCTTTCTCGTTCTCTGCCCCGTCTTTCAAAGGCGCGGGGGTGCTCCGTTCTGTTCGGCGGCTTACAAGCCGCCGCTTGGTTCCGTAAGACGCTGCTCTGCAGCGGCCCCTTCACTCAAAGTTCTCATCTTTGAACAGCAATAGCTGACGGCAATCGTCAGCTATCACGTTCTTCGTATCAGCGCTCGCGTTGAGTATGTTATAGAACGTGCGCTCGCTAATGGCGTAGCGGGGATATACGTACCTTCGCCATATCTCGCGGTTCGCTACGCCCCGCTTGGCCCATTGGTCATATATCCGGTTAATCTCCTCCACACGTTTCTGATAACTTACTCCACGACGATTGTTCATCTGCTACTTTTCTTTATAGGGTTTGATGTCAAATTCCATCACGCCGCTTACCTTCACCCTGCCGCTGCCCTCACACTGGGGACACACGCGAAGTAATGAGCGGCCGTGCTTGTCCTTGCCCGACACTGTGCCCGTGCCTTTGCACAGGCGGCACAGTGCCACTTTCTCGGGCCGTACCACCTTGCGCTTCATGCCGTCTCCTCCTTCTTCGGTTCAACGTAGAAGGTCTCGTCCTGAACCACCTGGATGCCGCAGCGGGCCATCTCATGGCTCAGCTTCACCTTGTCTTCATCGTCCTTCACCTTCATTTCCATGTCGCGGTCGGCAAGCAGCTTGTCCTTAGCCACCTCCTCGGTCGTGCGAACGTAGCCCGGAAGAAACTCCTTCACAAGCTGAAGGGCGCTCGCCCAGGTAAACCCTTTCAACGTCTTCAGCTTCGGGGTGCCCGTGCGGAAGCCTATAACGCCGTGAGCCATATCCAGGCTCTTCTTCTTCGAGAACAGCTCTGACTGGTTCTCTGTGGCGAAGCTCTGAAGCGTGTCGAAGGCTACCGTCTTGGCGGCGTCCAGCTCGGCCAGGCGTCCGGCATACTTCTCGCGGATCTTGGCGCATTGCAGCTCGATGTCGGCCGTGATCTTAGCACTCTCGGCATCGGCCTTGGCATACTTGGCGAAGGCTTCGTCGGCGGCTTCGCGCGTCACGCCGGTAATAATGATTTTCTTTACTCGTTTTGCCATTGTTCTTTGTTTTTAATGGGTTATTGATTATGCCTCGGCGGTGTCTCCGCCTAAGGGTATGTATATCATGCTATGCCACGTCTTAGGGTGCTCTTGCTCTCTTACCTTCAGTCCTCCGTGCTTCTTAATCATCCTGAGCTTCACCTGCAAGGCGCCAAGCTCTTCTTCATTCAACTGGGCAAATCGCTTGCCCGACACTCGAGGATTAAGGCAGAAGTTGTCCACCGTCGGCCAGTCCGTCGTGTTCACCCCAAGCTGCTGCATCAGGCGCAAACACGCGCTACGCTTCTTTCTCAACTGGGCCTGCAGCGCCTTCCTGCGTTCGTCATACCCAGTCACGCGCTCCATCTCGTCGCACATAATACGGTATTCCTGCTCGGTCGTCTCGTGAAGGTGGGTAGTCCTGCCGTGGGTGTACTGCTCCACGAGCGTTGCCTTGTCCGCGTAGGGCATCTGCTTCAGAAGAGCGTAAAAGCGTGCGTAGTTCCTCTCCGTTCCCATAGCTTCTCCTCCTTCCAGTCTTTATAGTTCTCACGGGCAGCCTGAACGGCGGTCGGCAGGTCACCCGAAATATCACTGATGCCTAACAAGGGCACACCGCTCACACTCAGATAGAGCGCGCCGTTAAACTCCATAACGTTCACCTCTCTGCGAGCTGCCTCGTCAAGCTCGGCCTGGCGGGCGGCCTCCATGCGCGCGGCATGCTCCTCGTGCCACACCTGTAGCCGCTTCTTCAATTTCTCCAAGATGTTACTCATAATCTTAATAGTTTATTGTTAATTTGTCTGTCGTCTCATACCCTCCGGTTCTGTTCGCGGGGTTACAACCCCACGCCATCTTCCGCCTTCCAGTCTATCCTAACCTCGGCTTCCACAGTTTTACGCCCCTTGCAGATCGGACAAGCCTCTTTCACGCTCTCGCCAATCTCGTCGTGGCTCCAGAACCAGCCGTTGCCCTGGCAGTAGCCGCAGCGAAGGCCATGAAGCACCAGACGCTCATGGGTGACACGGCCATGGGGGGCGCGCACACTTATCATCCTGCTTTCCTCGCTCATTCCTCACCTCCTTCCACGTCGTCAATCATATACTCAAGCTTCAGGGCCTCATGACCCAAGTCTTGTAATCGCTCAGCTATAGCGGTAAGGATCTGCCATTGGTCCGTATATCCGAACCCTGACACTTGCTTCTTGGCCTCGGCCACAATCTTCTCAACTACTTCGTCCATATACGTTTTCGTTTATTAGTTAATATTTCCGTTTCCGTTCTGTGCAGCACCTTTCAAGGCTTGGTCAATCGATGGGTTCCGTAAGCCGATGCTCTGCAGCGGCCACTCACGCTATATCTGGTTGCTGCTCTTCAAGATTCCTTCCTCCCACACGGTGAAGTAGCTGCCGGCCTCGCCGATGCTCCTGCCCTGGCAGTAGGCCTTATAACCCACGACTCTTACCTTCATGTCGCAGATGTATTTCAGTCGCACCGCGCCGCCGCCCAACGGCTGGCTCTTCTTCTCCTGGCTGATCCAGATGAAACAGCGTTTCGGGAAGGTCTCCATCAGACGCACTGCTTCGGGATAGTCCCAGGGGGCTACCTGAAAGGAGTCGATGATGACAAACTTCGCGCTCTTCGGCTTCTTCAGCCGTGCAACCAGTTCGTCCCATGTGTCGCCCATCGCTACACGGAACCTCCCTTGCACCTCGTCCATGTGGAGATAGCCCAGCCGACGCTGGAAGCTCTGGTTCACGCCCTCCTCGTAGCTCATGTAAAGCACCCTGCCATAGTTGCAAAGCTCCTTGGCCAGCTGCATCACAAAGGAGCTCTTGCCGCTCGCGCTCGCACCGCTGATGAACCAGCGAGCGTTGTCGGCCGGGTAGCCGAAGGGAGAGCTCCATTTCTCACCCCAAGGCAGAGTCACCCACTTCTTCGACTCGATGTCCCGTACGCTGTATGCTCGTTTTGCCATATCACTTACTCACGTTTTATTTCTTTCTTCCACTTGACTTGTAGCACCACCCGAGAAGGCGATTAAATGGCAGCCCTATGCCATGAATGGACCTCATTAGGCAGAAATCACCTTCTTCGTCAACTTCACCATCACAATAGCCATAATATACCTGTCCGTTAACCATCACAAAGCAGGCTTCCCGGTTTTCGTCTATTTTTTCCAGCTTCTCTGGGCTTTTCAACACTCTGCGACTTCCATCTGTGAATGTCACTATTATCTTTGTTTCCATATTACTATACTCTTTTTAGTTTCTCAATTTCCGTATACACTCGTCTCAGTCCACCACCCGACTTGCGCACCAAGGTAGCAATATCCGCACCTTCTGGGGCGTTCACCTTTGCCACAACGCTCGCCTGGTCTTTCAAGAACTTCTCACGCTCCTTGCAGTCGTCGGGCGTTACCTTCGAGTAGCGGTCACCGTATCGGCTGAGCATCTCTGTATAGCCCACTTTCTTGCACTCAATGGAGCGATTGATTTTGGCTTTCAGTCCGTCCGCACCCATCATATACCAGGCGCAGCATCTTTCTGTAGCGTTCCACAAGGCTTTGAGTTCCAGAAACGCCTCATACTGCAAGTCGCCAGCCTCGTCCAAAATGATGAGTGGTGTGTCGATTGAGCGCAAGTAATAGACCAAATCCTCGTACACATCGCTGTATCTTCCGTTGCTGCCCACACCGAACTCAGTAGCTATCTTGCGCACCAGCTTCAGTTTGGTCTTCACTTGGGAGCAATCTACATAGATGGCATTGCGGTGGCACTGCACATAATAGCGTGCCGTGAATGTCTTGCCAATGTTGGGTATATCACAAAGTATCGCACTCAGTCCGCTCTGTTGGCTGAACTCCAGCTGCTTGGTGATATAGTCGAAGGTGGCGGTGCGTGCTGGTTTCCATTCAATGCCACCTCTGAGGTTCACACCCAGTCTTCGGGCGATGGTTATCCAGTTGGCTTCGCTCAGTGCCTTGTCTGTCTGACCATTCTTGATGGCGCTATATACCGAGGTGCTGATGCCCAATGAAGCAGCGTGCTTGGCATCGCTCGGATAGTTCGTGCGGTTGGTGGCTATAGCCTCCAATATCCGCTTCTTGTTCTCATTCGTTATCATGTCTCACGTTATTTTAATTGTATTCTAATATTATTCTATAAATCTGCCAACGGGTCAGAAATGTGGTAGGTCACTTCCATTTCCTGCTCGCTTTCCATCGGTGGAAGTTCAAGCGGTGGCGGTGGTGCAGCCTTTTCATGGGGTGGCTCTGTCTTGGATATACCCACTCTTGGTATGGCGTTCTTCTTGACGTATGTGTTGAATGCCGCTATCTTCTTCTGCTGCTTCAGCTTCACAGCCTCGTCTGCCTCAGTCTGCTCGCAGTCGGCGGTGTTGAACGTGCCGATGTCTTCCAGCTTGTCAATGTAGCGGTCGCCCTGCCAGATATAAACGTCCGTAATGCTGCCGTCCTCATGGGGCAAATAGTAGGCTTCTACCTTCCAGTTGTTCGGCTCAAGAAGCTCTATCACCTTCACGTCGCTCAGCCACCAGTCCTTGTACTGAACTCGGCAGTACGAGTTCCGGCGTATCGTGGTCTCAACCCGCTCGCCGATATACCGAGCCACCTTGCTTTTTTCCAAAGGCTCAAGCGTTGGATTGATGTTCGCCACAAGCACGTCCCACCTCGTCATGCCGGGGTACTTCTTCTGGTTAGGGTGAAGACTGTGGTTGAACTCCCACACGTCCCGCTTGTCGTCGGCTATCAGCTCTTCCCATGTGTAGTACTGCTTGTCCTCATAGGTGTCATTCTTCTCGTCAAACACCTTCTTCGCCTCTGTCCGGTAGTGCCGGTCCTTGGCGTAGAACCTGCCGATGCCAAGGTGGTTCTTGTGCTCGATGCTGCGCTTCTTCGCCCCGTTCATCGGCTCTGCGTATTTCTCCTGGGAGTTCTGGGGAGCGCAGAACCTGACAAAGGGAAACATCACGCCGGCCTTCAGAAAAGAGTCCTTCCACTGGCTCATTAGGTGGTTCTCCACCTCCACCTGCGCAGGACAGCCCCAGCCGTGCCGGTCCAACAAGCGGAACATGTCCCTGAAGCAGTCCACAACCAAGTCCACATTCTTGTTACGGTTGTAGGCCATGCCCACAACGCACTGGCTCGCCACATCGTAGGCGTAGTAGGCTTTCGGACGAGCCTTCGTGTCCTTCAGCTTCCTCGGCAGGTCGCGGTCGTCAAAGCTCACCTTGCTCAGAGAGAATTCGGGGGAGTGCCGGTGAACGTGAGGCATCTGCTCGTGCATGAACGTCGTGAAGCTCGTCAACCTGTGCTCTATCAGCACGCGGTTCTTTGGCTTGTTGAGGTAGTTCGTGATGGTGGCCTCGCTCAGAGCCTTCGGCTCGCCGGTCTTGTCTACAAAGTCGTCGGGGTTCAGCAGCTCGCCCGTCTCGGGGTCGTAAACGTCAAGCTCGCCTGTCACAAACATGTTGTACATCTCCAGCACGCTGGTGTTGAAGGGCTTGTTGGGCAGGCACGCGATGGCTAATATCAGACGCTCGGTCTTGAAGTCCACCTTCCTTGCGCTCTGGTTGCCGAACTTGCCGCTGATGAGGCACCCGTAGCCATCCTTCCGGTACTCGTTCACTTTCTTCCTAAACCGCAGCGTGCTCTTGGGCAGCGTGTGGTGGAGCTCGTCCCGCAGCACCTCGATGGCCTCGGCCATCATGCTCCAGTCATATTTCTCGCCCATCAGCTTACGGTAGTCCTTGGCACGGTCATATAGCTTGATGCACGTGTTCAGAACGCTCGCGTTGATGATGTACTCACGCGCCTTGTCCTCGGGCAGGTCAACGCCGGTCTTATTCCGGTCATGGAAGAAAACCACCGCGCCCTGGTCCAGCTCGTAGTTGCTGTTCACCCAGCCCACCAATAGAACCATCGCGCCATCCGGATATTTACGGCGCACTTCTTCGCGATAGCTCTCAGGCAGACTGTCAACAGCTATCAGGGCACAACTGGAACGGTTACCACGGCGGACAACATCAAAACGGCCACGGCTGCTCATAGCCTTGTAGTTCGGCACGCTCATGATGCCGCCGTCTATCAGCTCCTTATAGCTCACGCATAGTTTGTTGCCGTAGTATTCCATCCCTGCCTCCTATCTTAATGCCGATGCCCAAGCCTGTATCTGGGGTATCTCGCGGATAAGAACGTTCTCATACTTCCGCACGCTTTCGCCCTTGTGCAGAACAACGCAGCTGCTGTCTTGCAGGTTGAACTCCAACAGCACGCCGTTGCCTAACCGCTGGCGCATGTAGCCGTCGGCATCAAACAGGGTCTCAGCCTCCGGGGCCTCTACCATCACGATGCCGCCTCGATCCATCGCTAACTTCCGGACCTTACGTGCCAGCTCCGAGTCACTCTCAAAATGCACGGCACTGAACACCATACGAGGCGTAATGCCAAACGCCTTCGCGATAAACTCGCGGTCTTCCTTCTTCAGGTGAATGTACTTCTTCATAATCTTCACTTATTAACATTTAACCTTATTTCTTCTTTCATCTCGCCCCTTTTTCGTATCTTTGGGCGCACATTCCATTCGGAACACGCTGCAAAGATAAACAAGATTTCTCGACTATGCAAGAAAATAAGCAGGAAAAATCGCTAATAAAGCAAAATATCTCGCTTTATTTAGCCAAAAAAGGGGTTTCTGACTATGTTTACTACAAAGAGTCGGGCACCACAAGGGGGATATTGGGTCAGAATAATGGAATTAGCGAGGATAATATATCAAGATTTCTCGCTTATGCTCCAGACGTAAATGTCGAATGGCTACTCACAGGCAAAGGCTCAATGTTGAAGTCTGATGAACAACCCTTGCCCGAAGCAAAGAAAACAAGTTCAAGGCACAAGGGCATCCCACTTATTCCAATGGAGGCCATCGCTGGTTTCCCGGCCATTGACAACGACGGAGTGAGCTTCGACGACTGTCAGCACTACTCCATCCCAGAGTTCGAGGCCAAGGGCGCAAACTTCCTCATTCGTGTCTCTGGCGACTCCATGACCCCTCTCTACTGCAACGGCGACATCATCGCATGCCGGAAAATTGCCGAGATACATTTCTTCCAGTGGGGTGGTGTCTATGTACTCGACACAAGCCAGGGCGTTCTCGTCAAGTATGTCGAGGAGTGCGAAAAGAACGATGACTGCATCCTCTGCGTCTCCGAAAACAAGCGTTACAAGCCTTTTCCCCTCCCCAAGGACGACATCCGTTCCCTCAGCACCATCGTCGGCCTCGTACGTTTAGTCTAACTTATAATTATCGCAATATGAAGAAACTGTTACTATCTATTATTTGCATCATTGTTTCTGTATGTTCGTTCGGTCAGAGCGAACAAGAAATTAAAGCTATGGCAAAAGCCTATATGAATGCTGGAGATTCTGTCGGAATTTATGCTGTAATTGATAGCTGCGAACAGCCAATGGAAGCAATAAAATATGTTGGCGTGAAGGCTAATGCTTTAGGAACGGCCTTAAGCTATGGCATTGCTAAAACAAAGGTAAAAGTAGAGTTCGCAGGTACAACCTCTCCTTATGTATTTATAGGTAAGGCGCACTTTAGAATGCACTTTGGTATGGTTCCAGCAAGCAAGGCGCAACGCCTTTATATGTTCTCAAGTAACTACACCCTACGGGATTTTGCGGTTTCGAGATTCGTGGTCAAAAAGAACAAACGCCAATTGGTGCAAGGATCTTATAGCCTCTGGGGAGGTAACAATTCGGGACTGGAAACAGCTGATGATGTGGTCGTTTCTTCTACTAAACTGAAGGAGGGCGTTTATGATGTTACGGTAAACGCCAAACCTGGTGAATACTGCATAGTTTTTACCATCAATGGAGTAGGTGCTTATACTTCTGTTTTCGACTTTACAATAAAGTAACTACACGCCATCGCCCCCTCCTCACCCCTACGGGCACTCCTTGCCCCCCCTGACCCTCCCTTTCCCGGGTGTTCCCCTCCCTCCTCAGCCCTGAAAACAGCCGAAATCCCCCTGTTTACAGGCCTTTACGCTATATATAATAATGTGTATTTCAAAAAGGTGGGTGTCGTTGAGGGGGGGGCTATCGCCCAAAATCGGGGGTCAAACCGAAAAAATGCGTACTTTTACCCCCTCTCCATCCACCCCCTCATTTCCACTTTTTGTAACCCCTTTCTCCATCAAGTGTAACCCCTTTCTGTAACCCCAATTGTAACCCCAATTCCAAAATCACGACAAAAACCGCCTTTTTTTGCCCATCCTGCAAACCACGAAAAAGGAGGCATCAGCCTCAGCCAATGCCTCCATTTCCGTCATCTTCCAACGCCTTTTCCACGCCTTTCCAACGCCATTTAATCCCCATTCCTTTCCCCTCCCTTTATCATAGCCGACACAGCCCCAACCACACGCCATAAAACGGCCAAAAACGCCCGTATTTGCGCCATTTACAGTCTCATCGCCCATCTATACAGGCACAAAAAAAGACGGCCACACAGCCGCCTAAATCATCGCTTCCAAACCGTCTCCAAATCCGGTCGTTTCCATCGTCCCCTCCTGGTAAACCAATCGTAAACCTCATGTAAATCAACCGCCCATCATCCAAGCCTCATCCAGCCCTCCACGTAAACCAAAATTAAACCCATGTAAACGTTTCGTTTTTTCCGCCTCACCGCCCTCAATCTCCCTAACCCTTTGTCACTCAAACCTTTCGTCCTCTTTTCGTCTCACCCACATTTATACGCTTCGTTCTGTGCCCCATAAGAGTTCATAGATAACTATTAAATGATGGGGAAAAAGTGTTTTTTAGATAAGCAAATAGAAAAATTAATCTGTAATATACTTTATATCAGCAAATTAGTGATGCAAGGCTAAAAGCCTTTTTTAGATACATATAATTTGTATGGAATCTGATTGTTGCCTAACTTTGCAACGATCATAAAGGTAAGAGCCAATGAAAAAGATTATATTATTGCCTATCGTTGCCTTGATGTGCAGCATTAGCGTGATAGCTAACCCTCTTGTATTGAGACGTAGGGGCGGATATGTTTTCAGACAGGAAATGTC